TCCGGTAATTGATTAAAAATCATAAACATTTGTAGCGTTTCGCTCTTGTTGATTTTCTATTAATTACCCCATATTGTATATAGTTTGTAATTTAGTCAAGTGTTGGGAGATCCTTAGAGTTAATACCACCATAATCAGGTATTATTGATCTACCATATTCCATGTGCTCTAAATAGCTTTGTAGGCGTGAATTTTCCGCTTTTAGTTGTTTAATCTGGAATTTTGGTTCTCCTTCTATTAGTTTTGGGTTTAAATTGTAAGTATTGTAGGTCCTTTTAGTTTTAAGTTGATCGATTGTAAGTGCAGGGGGTAATTTTTTCCCTTTTGGTTCATAGAACTTTGCATTCTTTTTGAATGCTGCACCGACTTTTGAGTCTTCTTCAACTAACTGGTATAAGTCGTCTAAAGAATAATTAGAATCGAATAGCAAGTTAATGCATTCTTTTCCCACAATCGATTCATATCGTTCTGTGTCTAAATTCTTTTCTGGACTTGTACCTGGTTTAGGTAACCTACTTTCAGCCAATAGCCGTGTTTTCCAAGGTAATTTTGTGCTCATTTGGATTGGATGTCCTTTTTTCCAGTTGATCAGTACTAAGTGTGCAAGACGTAAGTCTTTATCACTTGGTTTGTGTTCTTCTGTAATAGGCAATTCTAATCCTCCGAGCCACATTGGTAAAAACCATGGTACCCTTGTTTTTTCTAATAGTTCTCTATTGTAGTTAATAAATTCTTGATAGACTTTAATTTTTAGTTCAGTTGGACATATGTCTAGTAGGTAGTTTGCACGAGCAGCTATATTTTCTAAAGGATCATCTTGGTCGCCGAGTGAGGTTAAAGCCTCGCTTCGTTTTGCGCCCCGGATTAATCCTTGGTTTATGTATTCTGTCTGCGTGTATGAGCATTTACGTAGGGAAATTTCCCCCTTCTTGTTGATAATCTCTATTTCATGTTCGGAGTTAGAATCAAATTGAAATGTTGCAGAGTTCATCTCTACAAATCTTTTACTTGTAAAAGTTTTTCCAATTGATTCGTTAAGTCCAAAATGTCTAGTAATTTTCTTCCAGAAGTTGTAAATTGATTTGTTTGATTTAATAGCAACGTCGTCACCATTTATGGTACCTCGAAGCTGGTCCAGTTTAAGCGGTTTATTTTCACTTATTTCTGCTGACCATCTTGATCCTGCTGCATTTGCAATGCATAGGAAAACAAAACTCATTATACTACCCATTAACTGTGAATTCTTCTGTTCTTTAAATTCTTTTTTGTTGTCTGGATTTTGAATCCTATGTTCGGTTAATGCTTCAATCACGAGTCGTTTCTCTTCCTCTTTCCATTTCAGTACTTTTGCAGATTCATCTGCTATGATTTCTGAGACAAATGAGTAAATCTCATTTGTAGCGTCAGCATAATCTCCTGACAGAAATATTTCATGTTCCTCTAGGTTGTTTCCTAGGGCATTCAATATTTCCTCTTCAGTGATAATAGTACCGATTAGTTTAAAGGTTTTGAGACTTCTCATTCTTGTATGCATAAACTTCCATATCGATCTTAATACTGTTTGTCGAAAAGGTTGATGTGTCGATATTACTCGTGCTTTATTACCCTCGGCGAGGCCAACTAGTTTTACACTGTTGTCCTCCTTAAGTGCTTTCATTAGCAGCCGGAGCCATAAATGCTCGAAATTATCTTCAAATCCCTTCTCTTCAATTACAACAAATTCTCTATCAAAATTCTCTTTTCTCTCTTCTTCTTGACTTATAGTTCTAGTAATCTTTAAGTGTCCACCGGGGGTCCTAAGTCCTTTCAATAGGTCTGGGTCGTCTAGTATTGAACCTACTGCTCCTGCATTAATACGATTATTAATGTAGTTTGCACTAGTAGATGGAAAGAATGGTTTGATCCTATCAGCGTATGTGAACGGGATATATTCATGAATCTTATTGGTATTTTTATCAGTATTTTTGAATATTTCGCGCACTGTTCGTCTTAACTGCATTTCTACAGTTATACGAGAAGCAGTTAATTCTACTTTCTCGTGATAGTTTTCTATATCATTCCAATCATCTATTAAAAGTTCAGCTCTAGGCATGATTCTTTCAGTTGTTAATTTCTGAAAAGTCTCAGTCTTCGCTTGGTTGACAAATTTTGTATCTGGACGCGGCATTGCCATTTTTGCATGACTTAATGTTGCAAGAAATTCAAATTTCTTGTTTTCATTTTGCATAAAGCTGTGTTGCCACCTATACGCTCTTCCCCCTATCAAAATATTAGGTAAATCTTTTATTTTTTTAAAAGGATTAGGAGTGAGTGTCTTTTGATCTAGATGGAAAGCTCTATAAGCTGCAAGTTTATACTTTGCTAGCTTAATGTAGTTACCATCTAATTCAATTGCCATTTCCTCCCAATGTTTGAGTGTTTTCGTGAGGTCCATGTCTTTGGATTCAAACCCAAAGAACTCAAAATCTTCTAAGATTACTGCTACTATACTATATACATTTCGTTTTATACTTTCAGTTAGTATAAATGGAGTTACTTCTACCATGGGC